GGTACTCCGACAATTACTACAGACTGGGGAGCCTTCACAGAGACTAACCCAAATGGTGTTACTGGATACCGTTGCAGAAATGCAATGGAGTTTGCAATAGCAACAGAATGGGTCAAGGACTTAGACCCAGTAGCAATACATAAGAGAGCAGTAGCGTTGTATTCACTAGATGCTATTGCACCACAATACGAACAATACTTTGCAAGACTGCTGACTCTATGGGGAGATGGCTGGTATGAGAGGAAATAATGCCAACACTTAGCGATATGATAGATGAGGTTCGCTCATCTCTAGCAGGCTACACCCTGCGTCAAGATAGAATAACCTATCTAAATAGTGCTATAACATCTACTGCTACCGCTATTCCTATTGGCTCAAGTGCCAACCTAGCAAAGGGCATTATTGAAATTGATGATGAACTTATCTGGGTTGATAATTTTAGCCAAGCAAGCAGCACGCTTAACGCAGCTCCAGGATTTGGTCGAGGCTATCAAAACACTAACGCCTCACCACACGCACAGTATGCACAGATAACCCTTACTCCAACTTTCCCAAAGGTAATGATTAAGAAGGCTATCAACGATGTAATCAATAGCCTCTATCCTAAACTCTGGTCAGTTGCCTCAACTACTTTTACCTTTAATGCAAGCCAGACAACATATCCGCTACCAGATGATGTCGAGTCAATCCTTTATATGTCTTGGCAGACAACAGGTTCAAGCCTTGAATGGCTACCTATCAACCGCTGGCGTGCAGACCCAATGGCAAACATTGCAACATTTAATACAACAAACACAGTAAATATCTACGAGAACATCCAACCCGGACGAACAGTTCAGGTGTATTACACAACTACTCCTAACACTTTAGATAACCCAACAGATGACTACGCAGATGTAACAGGATTACCTGGTTCATCTGTAGAGGTAGTAATCCTCGGAGCCTGCTACAAACTGCTCTCTTATGTAGATGCTGGTCGTATCAACTTGAGTTCAGCAGAAGCTGACCTAAACGATACCAAGATTCCAAGCACAGCAGGCGTTGCTTCATCCCGTTATATCTATGCTCTATTCCAACAAAGACTAAATGACGAAGCGCTTAAACTGCAAGATAAATTCCCAATCCGTATCCATTACACCAAGTAAGGCAGATAAATGACTAGACAGTATTCAAGTATTAGCGTTGAGACAACGCTTAATAGCAGTATAAATACTACCGCTACTACTATGGTTCTTCCATCAATCTCTGCTGCTACAGCCTTATTGGGTGGTGTAACACTTGCTGCAGGTAACGTAGATATCTTTACCGTTGCGATAGATGTAGACACTATCAATGAAGAAATTGTTTTTGTAACAGGTGTGTCTGGTGACACACTAACCATCAGTCGAGGTCAAGCAGGAACAGGAAATCCCGGAGTATCTGGTATTACTCACAGCGCTGGTGCTTCCGTAAAGCACGTACTTACCTCATCTGACTTGATCTTCTTCCGTAACAATGCCTCACCTGTAGCATCCTTTGGATTTAGCGGATCTACGTCTGGAACTACTACAGTCCAGGCAACCGCTGTTGCTGGCACTACAACCCTGACACTGCCTGCTGCTACCGATACCTTGGTGGGTAAGGCAACTACAGATACTTTAACTAATAAGACTCTAACCAGTCCAACAATCAACACTGGAACAATCGCTACTCCAGCAATTACTGGTGGCACAAGCACTAACACAGTTCTTGTCTCACCAGAAGAACGCACCACAGTATCTGCCACAGCAGCAACTGGCACTATTAACTTTGATGCAGTAACGCAAAGCGTTCTTTATTACACAACTAACTCTAGCGCCAACTGGACTCTCAATGTTCGAGGCAGTTCGGGTACTACTCTTAATTCAATGCTTGCCACAGGCGATTCAATAACTGTTGTGTTCTTGGCTACTAACGGATCAACTGCATATTATCCAACCGCCTATCAGATAGATGGCGTTGCTGTTACTCCAAAGTGGCAAGGTGGAACTGCTCCAACTGCTGGCAATGCTTCATCTATTGATGCCTATTCCTTAACTATTATTAAGACTGCTTCAACTCCAACTTATACAATCATAGCTAGCCAAACAAAATTTGCGTAAGGAGTAGTAATGCCTTTATTAGGAACTAGGGCCGGCGCTTCAGCTAGCGCTTATGGGTTAATGGTATTGCCAAAACCAATCGTTTCAGGAGGCACTCTCACATCTGATTCTACTTACTATTACCGAACTTTTACTGTTGATGGAACTCTTAGCATAAGTGGAGCATTGCTTACTGCTGATTTAATGGCAGTTGCAGGTGGTGGCGCAGGTGGCAGCGGCCTTGGTGGAGTTGGTGGCGGTGGTGGTGCAGGCGGATTCCGCGTGCTTACATCTCAATCACTTGCAGTCGGCTCTTATTCTGTAACAGTCGGTGGTGGTGGTGCTGGTAATGGAACTGGTGTTGGTGGTAGTGGAACTGCTAGTTCTTTAGGAAGTTTAATTGCAGTATCTGGTGGCGGCGGTGGTGGATCTGGCGATGCCAGTACTCCACAACCAAAGAACGGTGTTGCTGGTGGTTCTGGTGGTGGCGCGGGATTTTACACTGGTGGCGGTAGCCCATCTTACGGCAGCGGTGGTGCAGGAAACACTGGCGGGTATTCACCCGTAGAAGGATATGCAGGTTCTGGTTCCGCATCCTTTACAGCAGGCGGTGGCGGTGGTGCAACAGGTGCTGGTGGTTTACCTACTGCTGGTGCAGGCGATAGTTCTTATTCATCTTGGGCAACCGTAACTTCTACTGGTTCTAGTGGGGTTTATTCCGCTGGTGGTATTGGATATGTTGGCACAACTACTAACGGACCTGTTAACTCTGGGTTTGGTGGAAGTGGTGGATGGACTGCAGGAGGCGTAGCCGTTGGAACCGGTGGCTCTGGAGTTGTTATTATTCGATACTTAAAGACGGCGGTATAATTTAATGCCAATCCTAGGAATTATGGCCTCGGCAATGTCTGCCAATCTATGGCAACCAGAAGGCGCCTATGACTCTTTGGCTACGGTAACGCTGTCTGCTGCTACAGCATCTATTGAATTTGCTGGTATCCCAAGTACATACAAGCATTTGCAGATTAGAGGAATTGGTAGAAGCACTCAAACGCCTGATACTTCAGTAAATGTTTATTTGAGATTAAATAGTGATAGTGGTAGTAATTATTCAACACATTATTTAACAGGAAATGGTAGTAGTGCTAGCTCTGGTTCTGCAACAAGCACAACCTTTATTTATACTGGAGCAGTTACTGCTGCCGGTTCAACTGCTAGTATTTTTGAAAGTTCAGTAATTGATATTTTAGATTATGCAAACACAAACAAATATAAAACTGTAAGAACACTTGCTGGTTGGGATGCAAATGGAAGCGGTCTTGTTAGTTTTTGGTCTGGTTCTTGGAGAAATACTAATGCGACTACAACAATTACTTTATTGCCAAATCTTGGCAACTGGGCGCAATATTCACAATTCGCACTTTACGGAATAAAATAAATGGCTACCAATACATACGTTGCATTAGACAAGGTCACCGTTGGAACTGCTACGGCATCTGTAACTTTTAGCAGCATTAGTTCTGCATATACTGACCTTGTAATTGTGGCAAGCGGAACAGCAACAGCAGGCGGACCTTCAACCTTAGTTCGTTTTAATGGCGATACAACTTCTAACTATTCTTACACCTATTTAACTGGAGATGGCACTTCTTCCACTTCGGGGCGTGGCTCTACCCAAACTTCTATAGTCGCTAGTTACAATGGTGCTCCGTTTAGTTCGCCTAATACAAACATCATTCAGGTTATGAATTATACTAACACCACAACCTTTAAGACAGTTATTTGTCGAGCAGGTCAAACTTCATATGGCACAGATGCCATTGTTGGACTTTGGCGCAAAACTCCAGAAGCAATTACTTCAATAACTTTAACTACATCTTCAAGCACTTATGCCGCTGGCTCCACCTTCTCGTTGTATGGCATTGCCGCAAGCGGTGCTGGTGCCAAAGCAACTGGTGGAACTGTTTATTCAGACAGCCAGTATTACTACCACGCATTTACAGCCAATGGTACATTCACACCAACACAATCATTGACTTGTGACTACCTAGTAGTTGCAGGCGGTGCAGGTGGCGGCGCTCAACACGGCGGCGGTGGTGGTGCAGGTGGTCTTCGCTCAACTGTAAGTGCTACAGGCGGTGGTGGCTCATTAGAATCAGCCGTAACTTTGGCTAGCGCAACTGCTTACGCAGTAACTGTTGGTGCAGGCGGTGCAGGAAGCACAAGCATTAGCAATCGTGGTTTAAGCGGTACTAACTCAAGTTTCATTGGCGGCGTAGTTTCTATTACATCTACTGGTGGCGGTGGTGGTGGTTCGCGTTTAGTTGAACAAACTGGATCAACAGGCGGCTCTGGCGGTGGCGGTGGTTTTCTTTCCCTTGGTGGATCTGGAACAGCTAATCAAGGTGTTGCTGGTGGAAATGACTCAGGAAATAGATCAGCAGGCGGTGGCGGTGGTGGCGCATCTGCTGTCGGTGGAAATTCTGCTGTAGGGTCAGTTGGTGGCAACGGCGGCTCAGGTGTTGCAACTTCAATTACTGGATCATCAGTTTCATACGCAGGTGGCGGTGGTGGTGGATCTTCGGGTGGTGGTGCCGCTGGAACAGGCGGCTCAGGCGGCGGCGGCGCTGGATCAACAGGTTCTGCAACTGGTACGGCTGGAACAACTAATTTAGGTGGCGGTGGCGGTGGTGGTGGCTTCGACGCAACAGCAGGCAACGGCGGCAACGGCGGTTCAGGTATTGTAATCATTCGGTACGCGAAGTAAGGGGAGATAATGCCAAATAATTATGTCTTACTAGAACGCATCGAACTCAACGCTTCGGCAGCTTCGGTAACCTTCTCCAACATTCCGCAGACCGGTTATACTGATCTGAAGATTGTTGTATCTGCGCGGTCAACTGATGCTAATAATATTTACATAACATTTAATGGAGTAACTACTTCTTACGCTTCACGCTTTCTGTATGGAACTGGTTCTGCCGCAGCCTCAGGAAACGATGCTACACGTTATGTTGGAACAACAAATGACTCAACCACAACTGCTAATACTTTCGGTAATGCAGAAATTTATATTCCTAATTACACATCTAGTAATTTTAAGTCAGTATCAACAGACTCAGTAGGCGAAACAAATGCCACTACTATTTATTCTGTTTTGGATGCTCAACTGTGGTCTAATACAGCAGCAATTACAAGCATTGCTTTAGCCCCTTCATCTGGTTCCTATGTCCAATACTCAACCTTCAGCCTCTACGGTCTAGCAGCAGTCGGCACTACACCTGCCATTGCGCCAAAGGCTAGCGGTGGAAATGTGATTGCAACTGATGGTACTTACTGGTATCACGCCTTCCTTGCATCAGGAACATTTACTCCGCAGGTTGGTTTAACTGCTGATGTGTTAGTCATTGCAGGTGGCGGTTCTGGTGGAAGTTACTACGGCGGTGGTGGTGGTGCTGGTGGAGTATGTAATCAGACATCAAGGTCAATAGTTACAGGTTCTTATACCGTAACTATCGGTGCTGGCGGAGCCAGCGCAAACGCAGTACAGGGAAACAACGGTAGCAATTCTGTTTTTGACACTATCACTGCTAATGGCGGTGGCGGTGGTGGTCGTTGGGTAACAACTTCTGCTAATGGAAGCGCTGGCGGTTCCGGTGGTGGCGGATCAATGGGAACTGCTGCTGGTAACTCAACTACAGGCGGCGCTGCGAATCAGGGTACATCTGGTGGAGCAACAGGCTATGGCTTTGCTGGAGGAAATGGTTATCGCGGAACTCCGCCTGCTTACAAAGGTGGCGGTGGTGGTGGCTCCGGTGCTGTTGGTGCTAACGCAACAACTGATAACACAACTCCTGGTGCAAACGGTGGTGCGGGATTAAATACTTGGTCAACTTGGGCAACCGCAACTTCAACTGGTGTCAGCGGTTACTACGCAGGTGGTGGCGGTGGCAGTACAGAGGGTTCAACACCAGGTACTGGTGGTGCTGGTGGTGGAGGAACTGGATCAATCGGCGGATCATTAACCGTAGCAACATCTGGAATAGTTAACACAGGTTCTGGCGGTGGGGCAGATGGTGCAATCGTGCCATCTGGCGCAGGCGGTTCGGGAATTGTTATTATTAGATATCCAATAGTTTAAGGAGAAATAGAATGTCACATTGGGCAGAGATAGATGAGAACAACATTGTTGTTCGAGTACTTGTAGGCGATAACAATGACCCTAACGGCGACGAAGGCTACCAATGGTTGCTAGATAACCTTGGTGGTACTTGGGTTAAGACCTCATACAACGGCAACATCCGCAAGAACTACGCAGGTATCGGTTACTCATACGATGCAACCCGCGATGCGTTCATTGCACCTAAGCCAGAGTGCCATCCAGACGCGGTGGTATTTGACGAAGAGACTTGCACCTGGTCTTGTCCAGATGCCACACACGTAGTAATTATAGGAGAAGAAAATGTCTGATAAGAAACTAATCGTTGATCTTGCTAAAGGCACACAGACTTACGTTGATCTAACTCCAGAAGAGATCGAACAGCGTGCAGTAGATGCACAGGCTGCTGCTATTGAAAAGGCAGAGCGCGATGCTGAGGCAGAAGCAAAGGCTGATGCAAAACTATCAGCACAAGCAAAGCTCGCAGCACTTGGCTTAACCGGTGAAGAGATTGCAGCACTGTCTAACTGAAGACCTGTTCCCGCTAGCGCGGGACATTGATGATGCGGTAGATGAAGCAGAATTACAAATATACTAAGGAGTGGCAATGCCATATGGCGATGATATAACCGAGGGAATCCCCTACGTACTCTCCAACCCTGCAGGATCTACTGCCTATATTCCAACTGGTCCAGCCTACGACGTAGCCTTTGCATCACAACCGTTCTTTCTTGCTGCATCCGATGAACAACCTTATCGTCGAGTAACAGCGCAGTATCGCAAGCAACAGATTGACCAGACGCGTGAACCTGGTGAGCAGACACTTACCGGTTGGTGGGTTAGAAGTCAATCCTCGTTCCACTTAGGTGCGGGGATTAAGTATTTCGAGCCTATACAAGAAGAGTCTTTGCGCTTTCAATACACAGAGTCTAAAGGTATAGATGTCTGGACTAGAGGACAAGCGACTCTGCTAAATGATACTGCTTCGTTCTATTCAGGTGCAGCCCCTGCTCAGATGATCGGTGTCAACGATGGCACCAATGATTGTATTATCTTTACAGATGGAACTGCTCTAAAAAAACAAGCAACATCTGCTGGATCACCTACCACTATTGCTCAAGCTGGTACAGCATCTACTATCTACAGCCTTACTACTGATGGTTCAAACTATTATTTTATTAACGGCACCAAGATACACAAAGGTTCAGTCGGGGCGACACCTGCTGATTCTGAAATCTATGACACCCCATCAGTAACTAGAGCAACGATCCGCTATGTAAAGCAGCGCCTTCTTGTTGCCATTGGTCCTGCTATCTATGAACTTAACGCTAACGCTACATCATCTGCAGCGCTACCTACTGCTTTGTACACCCATCCTAATTCATCTTGGGTATGGTCAAGTATCTCTGAAGGACCACAGGCTATCTACATTTCAGGTTATGATCCAAACGGAACATCATCATCTGTCTTTAAGGTTGGCCTTGATGCTACAACTCCAAACGCTTTAGGTTTCCCAACACTAGAAACACCTACCGTTATTATTGATATGCCAAACGGTGAGCGCATCAATGACTTTGATGTTTACCTTGGCACTTATGCTGTACTTGCCACCAGTGAAGGTTTTAGAGTCGGCATTGCTGACGCAACTGGAGATGTTCAGTATGGGCCGTTGCTCTTTAGAGATGCCGCCTGTAACGCTATCGCTTTCAAAGATAGTTATGCCTACCTTGCAACCCTTGTAGATAGCGAAGCAGGGCTAGTGCGAGTAGATCTATCTACAACTGTCTTAGCTAGTTCTCTGTATTTTCCTTGGGCTTGGGATCTTATTGCTGCTGGAAATGGAACAGCCTCAACTCAGGTTGCCTTCTTTGGTAACTCAGACAGGTTGGCATTTAATACTGGCAATAACATCTGGGCTGAATCTACAACTAACCTAGTAGCAACAGGTTACCTACGTACCGGTTATATCCGCTACAACACACTTGAGACTAAGATCTACAAACTATTACAAGCTCGTATTGATACTGCCAATGGTGGTCTTAGTATTGAATCTATTGACTCAAGAGATACCACATACAACATTGGTACATTCTCACAAGGAACAACTGTTCCTGAGATCAACGTAAACTACCCAACTACAGCACAAGAGTATCTTGGCTTTAAGTTCACTATGTCTAGATCAACTACTGATGCTACCAAGGGTCCACTATTTACTGGATACCAGTTAAAGTCACTGCCAGCAGTTCCCCGTCAGCGCCTGATCCAATACCCAGTCTTCTGCTATGACCACGAGAGCGACAAGTTCAGCAACGAAGTGGGATACGAAGGATCTGCCTATGCTCGTATGTCTCAATTAGAGCAGATTGAAAATGTTGGTGACACCATCCGCGTTCAAGATTTTAGAACCGGTGAGTCATACCTTGGCATCATCGAAGAGATGGATTTCATCAACAGAACTCCAGAAGATAAACGATTCTCTGGATTTGGCGGCACACTCCTAGTCACGATTCGGACGGTCTAATGCAAGCACAAGACTATGCAACCGTAGCAGTTGCTGTGATGACCATCATCGGTGGGTTTATAGGCGCAGTGCGCTGGTTAGTTAAGCATTACTTAAATGAATTAAAACCCAATGGTGGATCAAGCGTAAAGGATTCAGTTGCAAGATTGGAGCGACAGGTTGAAGAAATTTATCGTATTCTTCTTGCTCGCAATAAGCCTTAGCGGTTGCGCTCAGTACCAAGGATGGGTTAGATATCCGTGCCAAGAGTACGAGAACTGGGATAACCCAGAATGTAACCCGCCTCAATGTATTGCAACAGGCAGTTGTACAAAAGACATTATCCCGGAAGGTACGTTTAATGGCTAAGCAAAGATTTAGTAATGAACAATTAAAGGCTCGACTGATTGTATTTATCGGAGTAATCCTAGCCTTAGTATTCCTAGGCTCAGTCTTTGGAATCCTTTGGGCTTTGATATTTGTAACTCAACCGCTAGGTGAACAAGCTCCTAACGATAGGGCTTTCATTGAACTATTAACTACGCTGACTGTGTTCCTTACAGGCAGCCTAGGAGCAGTGCTTGCAAGCAACGGACTCAAGGATAAGAGTAAGGATGACAATGGGACAACGTAAAGAATTTATTGAAACTGCTAAGGCAGAGGTCGGAACTATTGAAGGACCTAAAGATAACGAGACAAAGTACGGAGCCTTTACCAAGTCTAACTTCCTGCCTTGGTGCGGAAGTTTCGTTAACTGGTGTGCCAACCAAGTTGGCTTAAAGATTCCTAACTGCGTATCAACAGTTGTAGGCGCTAAAGCGTTTATGAAGAACAACCAATGGGAAGATGTAGCCGATGCAGAACCACTGCCAGGTTATATCGTGTTCTTTGATTTCCCAGGAGATGCGTTAAACCGCATCAGCCACGTAGGAATTGTTATCAAGAACAACGGAGATGGAACCATCAACGTTATCGAAGGTAACACTAGCCCAGATAAAACGGGTGACCAGCGTAACGGTGGTGAGGTCTGCCTCAAGCGCCGTGCGTATACAGCAAAGAATGGATCCAAGATCAAGAAGTCACTACCGGTGTACATCGTTGGTTTTGGTAAACCAGTCTTTAAGTCATAAGGAGAAACAATGAACACAACTAAGTTAGTTGCTATTGCAACAACCTATGCTCGTGCAGCAGTACCAGCAGTGGTAGCGCTATACGCGGCTGGAATCACAGATCCAAAGACATTGGCCTACGCTTTTGTCACAGCTTTTATTGCGCCAATTTGGAAGTCACTAGACCCAAAGGCAAAAGAGTTTGGTCGTGGTGCTAAGTAATTAGCCCATAAGCGCGAGGCAATGGCCCTCCACCCTTCGGGGTGGGGGGCTTCTTTTTTTGTGCCTAAAATATGCCAGAGTCACTATCATTATGCAGGTGTGTCTTTAACCGGTGGCAGTTGGCACACAGGGTTTGCAAGTTAACAGGGTCGTTGTTATGACTGTTTCCGTCTATGTGGTCTACATCCAACTGACTGCTATGTTCAGGTACGAATCCGCAATGCTCGCAAGCATCTTTCTTGTGCAAGGTGTATGGATACTGGCTTTTCTGGATGTTTCTTTTATAGACAGTCCTGCAGCGAAAGCGACCAGCAGGAGTGGAGTGATGCTTGTTGCGGATCTTTATCTTGGTTGGACCACAAACTGAGCAGATTGCTCTGCGATTTATTTCATCTACTTCAGATAATTTGTGATTCATCTTTGTCCACCGGACAAGGAACACGGACGAGATTACCGCAGTTGACGCAGGTAGCGTCAAGGAAATACCAGACTAGCTCGTAGTCATCAAAGGCCGCCATAACGCTAAAGACCTGCGACCCACACGGACACACGTGAACAGGGCCTAAAGCCCTTAAATCGGTGCCGTAAGGCTCAGGAAGGCCATCGTGTGGTACTTTACGGCTGAATAATTTAGGCATAACAAAGGGGTGGAACCGCATTGCTCGGCTCCTTCCTGTGGTCAGTCGCCTCGGCCCTGGTAAGGGCCGCCTACTGTTATTCGCCTACGGCTCATATTGTAATCTCCGATAGTGTCGCTCCGCGACGACACGCCGATAGGTGATAAGATTTGTTTTATGACAACACTGGTAGGAATCCAAGGACCTGACTTCGTAGTGATGGGTGCTGATTCGCAGATAACCGATAACGATCAGCGGATCATTAGCACTCAGACGCCCAAGATAGTACGCAAGGGTAAGTACCTGTTAGGTGTGACTGGTGACTCACGCCCAGGAGATATCTTGATCTATAACTGGAAGCCTCCGATGTATAAACGCCAAGATCCTGTGGATTGGATGGGAAGGGTTGTCATACCTTCGATCTACAATGCGTTCAAAGATAATGGCTACGAACCAAACGACAAGGAAGCGAGCTTCGCTTACCTACTTGCCTTTGATTCGTATCTGTTTTCTATCGGCTCGGATCTATCCTTTAATGGTAGTGAGAACGGACTATTTACGGCAGGTAGTGGTGGTCCATACGCACTCGGTTATCTGTACTCACTCAAGCCCGGTTCATACAAGAGCCTGCTAATGGCAAAAGTAATTGCAGAAAGAGCAGTAAAGATCGCGTCGGTTCTTGACATCAATACCTGTCCACCGATTCAATTAGAAACTCAACAGAGAGGATGGGAATAATGCTTGGATTTTTATTTGGTTTGCTATTTGGTTTCGTTGGGGCGTATGCTCTTGACTATTACCTTACGTGGAGGGATAACCGCAGATGAAAGTAAACGAGTACTTAGATACTCGCCTTGCTGCTTATAGGGGTTTGATTGAACGCAAAGAATTGCGTGAATCAAGTTGTCCTTTTTGCGGAGAAAAAATTCAGAACTTTGAATACACAAAAGGTATGGTCACAGCTTTCGATATGGTAAAGGAATTTATTAATGGTAATAGAAAACCCTAAGGAACTGTTGCTGCACGTACTGCACTCTAAAGATGCAGGTCGTGACCGCAGTAAGCAAACACAGGTAGGTCCGTCAGAGATCGGTGGCTGCCGTCGTAAGGTTTGGTACCGGTTGAACGCACAGCCAGAGACTAATGAGAATCAGTCAAAGCTGGCAGCAATTATGGGTACTGCTATTCACGCTGCTATCGAAGATGCAATCACCACGCTAGATCCAGAAGGTAAGGATTACCTAGTTGAGACTGCAGTTGAGTACGGTGATATGAGAGCACACGTTGACTTATTCGTACCGGGTATCGGTGCAGTCATTGACTGGAAGACATCTAAGGTAAAGAACCTTTCATACTTTCCGTCAGTGCAACAGCGCTGGCAAGTACAGGTCTATGGCTATCTGCTATCTAAGAACGGTCACGAAGTAAAGACTGTAAACCTAGTAGCCATTGCACGTGATGGTGATGAGAAGGATATTAAAGTCTATTCTGAACCATACGATGAAGCATCAGCGCTAGAAGCGCTACAGTGGTTGGCTAATGTCAAGGCTTTGCAAGAAGCACCAGCACCTGAGAAGGATGCAAACTTCTGCAAGAACTACTGCCAGTACTACGACGCATCTGGAGAGATGGGTTGTGTAGGTCTAATAAAAGAACGTATCGTCCTTAGTGAAGTCGTGATTGAGGACGCACAAGTTGACACCCACGCATTGAAGTACCTTCAGTTAGATGAGAAGATCAAAGAGCTGGAGAAGGAAAAGGATTCCTTGAAGTCATCCTTCGAGGGAACTACTGGCGTTACTGCTAGTGGTATTCAGATCAGTTGGACAACGGTTAAAGGTCGTGAGACAGTTGACTATGAACAAGTAGAAAAACTATTAGGCTTTTTACCGAAGTTAGTTGGTAAAGAATCTATTAGATTAAACATCAAACCAAGTGGAGGAAAGTAATATGCCAGCACCAGAATCAACAAAGTTTCAGGTTAACTACAGTTTACCTAACGGAACTTTAGTAAACATTTATGCAGCAAGTGTTTCAGAATTAGAAGCAGGTCTTGCAGATCTAGCAATGAACGCACTTAATATTCGTGCAACCGGTGCAGAACTATCAGGTGGTGCAGTAGCACCAGCATCAGCGCCAGCACCAACAGTTGCAGCAGTTGCTGCAGCATTTAATGCAACACCAGTTGCTACCTCTATACCAGCATCTTTTGAGACAGTTCAGAACTGCCGTCACGGACAAATGACTCTACGTACTGGTACATCAGCTAAGGGACCTTGGAAGGGCTATATGTGTGCTGCACCAAAGGGTGCAACAGACAAGTGCGACACTATCTGGATCCGATAATTGTATGCGCGAGCCAAGGTTCTTTGAAGACCCTGCTTGCGCCACAGTAGGTGGAGATTTCTGGTTTCCAGAAAAGCACGACGGAACCAGTAACTCTACTGAAATGCTACTGGCTATCTCCATTTGTAAGAAGTGTGTTCATCAAACTGAGTGCGCTGAATGGGGAATAAACAACGAACGCTTTGGTATATGGGGCGGGGTAACTGAAAGACAACGACGAATCATTCGTCAACAAAAGAATATTACGTTGAGAGGGGAAGACGTTGCTTGATCTATCACGTGCCTGGAGAGGTGTGCTTACCAAGGCAACACCACTTCCTGACGTGTGGTTAGCACTGTCTGCCAAGCAGATTAAGTTCCGGCGAGGACAAGTCTGTATGGTGGCGGCTGCACCCAACGCTGGTAAGAGTATGTTTGCTCTTATCTATGCGATGAAGGCAGGCGTTAAAACTCTTTTCTTCTCAGCAGATACAGACACCACAACTGTAATGATGCGAGCTGCAGCAGCAGCCTCCGGTCATTCACAGGTATCGGTAGAATTGAACTTATCTAAGGACAGTCACTACTACGATAAACACTTTGACAAACTAAGCCATATCAAATGGGTCTTTGATTCGTCGCCGTCACTAGACGATATCGAGTTAGAGATAAAAGCATACGTGGAGTTATACGGCGAGGCTCCAGAGTTAATAGTTATAGATAACTTAATGAACGTGGCAGCAGAGACTGATAATGAATGGGCTGGTCTGCGTGCAATTATGATGGAGTTGCACGATATGGCACGCAAGACAGAAGCCTGTGTGTTAGTACTGCACCACGTCTCTGAGCAAAGCGAGTATGGCTCACCGTCAAAGCCACCTGCTCGCCGTGCTATTCACGGTAAGGTAAGTCAATTACCTGCCTTGATCCTAACCCTTGGGTATGATCCAAACCAAGCGGTTCTTTGCGTTGCTGCTGTGAAGAACCGTTTTGGTCCCCATACCGCTGATGCCTCTGACTACGCTACGCTCTTCGTGAACTATGCGGCTTGTCAGATATCAGATAAAGATGCGTGGGGTGTTATGATTAAAAACGATGCAATGAACAACTACCAGGGTAACTACATAGTCCAGTAAGGGATATAAAATGAGTGATGTTGAAAGAGAAGTTGCTATTCTTAAAGTAGATCTGGCTAACTTCTTCAACGCTATGATCCAATCCGGCATTGTCGAGATTGTCAAAGATGAAGAAGGACAGATGGTTTACAAAACCAACAAGGTAGTACTGGTAGATGAGTCAGTACAACAAGACTAAAGGTTCTCAGTTTGAGACAGATGTAATGAAGTGGCTCCGCAAAATGGGTGCCATTGCAGAACGTCTGACTAAAGCTGGGGCAAAGGATGAAGGCGACATCGTTACTGTTATCGCAGGGGAAACTTACATCCTTGAACTAAAGAACAGGCAGACGCTCACCCTGCCTCAGTTCTGGAAAGAAGCACAGGTTGAGGCGTTTAACTATGCGAAGGCTAGGGATCTTGGGGAAGTTCCACTGTCTTATGTCATAGTTAAGCGTCGCAACGCTCCCATAGAACAAGCGTGGGTAATTCAAGATCTAACACAATGGCTAAAGGAGAAGAAAATGCCAGTACCAGAAGGTGAAATCACCACATCAGAGATACTAAGCACCGATGAAGAAGTAGAACTTGCACCAGATGAGGAACAGGATCAAGCGTGATCTGCATAAACTGCCTTAAAGCGGGCGAGGAGAACAAGGCTAATCATCTAAAGCGTGCAGCACACTGGCACGAGAAGTGCGAGGGATGCGTATGCCAGCACAAGACTGGAACAGGTTGGGTAAAGGGCGAAAAGGTCGCACTGATGCAAACTCAATCCCCATAGCACCGGTAGTTCGGTTCTTCGGTGGTGAAGTAAGAGAAGGTCAAGACGTATCGGTTAAGTGCTGCTTGCATAGCGACACTCGTAGGTCTGCTGTAATAAATACATATAACAATTTATATTTCTGCCACACCTGCGGTAAGGGTGGTAATGCAGTCAATATTGTCTGCATCATAGAGAACTTGGAGTTTAAGGATGGCCTCAAACGCGCAGTCGAAATTGCTACTGGAAGCGGCGCAGCGATACGCTCAAGAGGTAAGTCCAGAGGTGCTGGTCGCCCTAGCAGAACGTGGGATATCTGAACAGGTAGCTGCACGTTTCCAGTTAGGCACAGTCACTGAACCAATCAACGGTCACGAGATGTATGATGGATGGATATCTATCCCTTACATCACTGCTGGTGGTGGTTGCGTAGGTTTTAAGTTCCGGCGCATAGATGATGGCAAGCCCAAGTATGGCTCGCCAACAGGACAGAAGGCACACCTATACAACGTATCCGATGTGCTACTTATGTCTCCTTATATTGTTATCTGCGAAGGTGAACTAGATGCAGTAATTACTAGCGGGATGCTAGGTATTCCAGCAGTTGGAGTACCTGGCGTACAGTCTTGGAAGCCACACTTTCCTAAGCTCTTTAACGGTTACGATACGGTCTATGTTGTCGGTGATAACGACGTCAAAGAAGATGGATCTAACCCCGGTGCAGAGTTTTCTAAGCGTGTCGCTAACGAGATAATCAATTCACAAATTGTTACACTACCTCCAGGATTAGACATCAACGACTACTACTTGGCCTACGGTGCAGATGCAACAAAGGCTTTGCTAGTGGGTGAAACGAAAGGTGAGTAAAGAAGAATGGCAAATGATGCTACAGACTATTCAGCATATGGGCTTCCAGATCCTAGAAGTGGATATGGAAACCGAGACTATCTCGATACGACCTTTACCAACAAGGTAGATCCAGAGTTCATTGTAGATGTATGGCGCATTATGGATGCAGCGGGCAACCTACTGATCCGTAAGCACCACGACTACGGCCCAAAGAATATTGCTGGTTCACCGGGTGGCCCACTCAACGGACTACGTGTGCGTATGTGGGACAAGATAGCCCGTATTAACAATCTAATTGACTCAGAGGTAAGTCCATCTAATGAATCACTTCGTGATAGCTTTCTTGATCTGCTTAATTATAGTGCTATTGCAATGATGGTATTGGATGGCAGTTGGCCTGATGAGTAATATCCACCCGATCATTCTTGAGGTAGCACCGTCTGTTTCATACGTTGTCTACCGCAGATACAAAGCCTTCGTCGAGAAGGATGATATCTATCAAGAGTGTATTGCTTGGGCTATGACTCGCACTGATGACTTCGATGAGATGCTTAACGTTGAAGATGCTGATGAGCGAAGGCATAACGAGCAGAAGATTGCTTGGCGTATGCGTCGTGTAGCAGAACGCTATGCTCGCAAGGAGAAGGCTAACAAGTCCGGCTATCAGACTTCTGATGAGGCGTACTACCAGACTGCTACCTTGGGTCAGCTACTGCCATATGTTATCGCCTCTGTCCTTGACGGTACAGTGCTAGAGCAAGCACAAGAGATGATTATTGACGGTCAACCAAAGGGTTCTTCTTCACCGGCAGAAGGCGGTACGCTGCTTGCTAGTCTGATAGATATCAAGAAGGCTTATCTGCTATTAGAACCAGAAGATCAGAACCTATTGCGCTACCGTCATCACGATAGTTATACCTTTAAGCAGATGTCTGCACTCCTTGAGTGCGCTATCTCTACTGCAGATCGTCGCTGTTCAGTAGCCTTGCGTAGATTGCAGGATAACCTGGGCGGTGAGACTCCCTGGAAATGAAAGAGGCAGACCTCTTCGCCTATCTTAAAGGTAGCCTATACCCAGACCTAGTAAAGAGTCCGGGGATCTATGATAGTTATGATTGCACCAGCGAGAAGGCTGCTCATTACATCGAACTTAAATGTAGGCAGACTCACTATCCAACCCTGCTTATCGAAGAGATTAAGTATCGCAAGCTCATCACTCAAGCAGCAGAGCGTGATCTTATCCCGTATTACATTAACTCTACTCCACTTGGTATCTATTCCTTTGACCTTATGGATCTACCGGAACCAGAATGGTATACAGAAGTGATGCCAGTGTCTACCGAGTTTGAGAACAAGAATAAGGTTTACAAGTTAGTAGGTTACTTAGATATAAACGAGGCGGTAAAGCTGTGATCTATTCTTTTAACTGCGAGTGCGGTAGCACCAGAGATATCGAGCAATCTATCCACGCTGAGGTAATAGAGCCTATGTGTACCGATTGCCACAAGTCTATGCAACGAGTCTGGTCTTCTCCCGCTATCACCTTCAAGGGTAAAGGCTTTTATAGTAACGGTGGATAAAGCACTAACCCCCACCGGAAAGAGGTTAACGGTGAGGGCTAGTGGTCTTGCTGTCCCGAGAGAAGGTTCTTAGATAGTATCACAGATACCTTGGATGATCCACTCTACGACAGGCACGGCAACTGCGTTGCCCATTTGTTTGTAGCGAGTTGAGTCCGGTTGTCCTGCTGTCCAATCATCAGGAAAACCTTGCAATCTTTCACACTCTACTGGAGTTAAGCGGCGTACACCGCTTTGATCTGAAAGCATTGACACGTTGTTTCCTCCCGTACCCATACGTGATGTAAGAGTATTCATAGTTTTGTCTTGAACTCTAGCTCCGTCGTGATAGTGAGGATGAAAGACAATTACTGTCGTTCGTACATCACCATTATCAAATGCGTTAAGCGTTGGCATTACTCCTCCTTTAATCCAAGTTTCGTAGTCATCCACATTCTGTGCTCTCCTACTCTTGGTGAACCACAAGGTTCTCACTTCCTCCACCTAGATCTCCACCATTGGCACGTAAGGTGCCAACTCCTTCTATGTATCCACCAAAGGATGATGAAGTAACTACTACATTGTCTTCTGGTCGTTTGTAACCACTAGCGGTAAGGGTAGTTACTCCTTCGGAGTACTTAGCGAAACCTGTTTGACCAAAGCTTCTTGCAGTGCTGGTGGTAGGGTCTTGCCCCTTCGATTGGCTCGTCGAAGGATCCCTTCGCAAGCCTTGTGGCTTAAAAAGTATTTCGGCAGGACTTGATGAGTTATTAGAACGTCTGCCAACGATGAAGACACGGCGCCGTCGCTGGGGTACTCCGAAGTATTGAGCATCAAGCACCCGCCATCCAACAGAATACCCGAGGTCGGCCATCGTCCCGATGACGACTCCAAAATCTTTTCCGTTGTTACTGGATAACAGACCAGGGACGTTTTCGATGACGAAGTATTCTGTTTTCGTTTCTTCCACAAGTCTTGCAATTTCCCAGAAAAGCCCGCTTCTTTCACCAGCAAGACCAGCCCTCTTGCCAGCGACACTGAGGTCTTGGCAGGGAAATCCTCCTGTAATAATACCTTTGCTTGGATTAAATCCGGCATTTATTAAATCCTCTCCCTTAACTGTAGTTACATCTGTGAACCGTGTTGCTTCTGGGAAGTGCTTAGCAAGCACCTCGTTACACTTCTTATCTATCTCTACTGAGGCAACTACCTTTACTCCCTGCCGTTGCATAGCAAGGTCAAAGCCCCCGACTCCTGCGAATAAACTAACCCCGGTCAGCATCAATACCAGCCTCGTCTGTCGCTGTGGCGGAGAGCGCGACACGCGCTCCCTGAATAGCGATGGCTAAGGTATCTAAGGCCGTGTAGGACTTGGAGTTCAGGTCTGCTACTGCGTTCTCTAAGGAGTTGAGCAATTCCGTAAGCGCTTGATCCCTGCTGGTTCTTTGCGAGGTGGTCAAACCTTGACTCACGGGTCCATAGGGTGATAAGGCACGCTGTCTCTCGCTTCGTATATCCGAGAGCGCGACTATATTCTCTTGCGATCCGTTTGTTGTTTCGCTTCTCATCTATCGTCGCCTTCGTCCTCTTTGATATCTGTGGAGTAACTATCGAGTGATCCGGTGATAGATGAGTAGGTGCGAGTATCCATAGCAGGGATAGTGTTACCGTCAATATCAACCCATTTTTTACCCATTTCAACATCTGCCACCTTCTCCTGTTCAAGTAATTCCTTGTAAGTTTCCGGGTAGGCATTTGCCAACCTCACCAAGGCGCGATCTCGCACCCTTCGATAGTTCCTTTGACGCACAGCCATACGCTTAGCGCCTTCTACTCTGCTACCTGTCTCCGTCATTTAACTTATCCTCTATCACTATAAGCGCGTATATGACTACTAATACTACTATTAAACCTGCAAATATCTCCATCAGTTCACCCCCTTTAGCAGTTGATACATCTCGGTTACATCTAGCGGTTGTCCTACCGGTTGAGCGTCTAGATCATCGCTCTCCCACCCTGATACCAGCAACCTAGACCCCTTCGGGGCAAGGTGCAACCAGGATATGGCGTCGAAGGCTCTCTCTCCACCCCATCTAGTCTCACCGTCTGGCTCTATCACTTCATAGAATAGCTTCAGTTCCGATCTGACGGGGTGAAAGGCTATTACTTTGCCTAGTTTATCCATTGCTCTTATCCTCTCCTGCTAGTAGTAGTCCATTGGTAATAAGGCTAGCCCACATATCTTCTGCCGGCTTATCCTCTTCCACTGCCTTGATTAAGTTTAACTCTTCCATAGCCCTCACCATTCTCTTTAGGTTGCGTGTGCCATTCGGGATATCTCCCACTATTAGTTGCTCAATGCCTACCTGCTGGCATAGTTTAGCCTTAGCCTCCCAATATTCTTTATTCATATTTTTCCTCCAAGGTATCGTAAGTTTCGTCTTCGCCCTCTTCTTCGTCTAACCCTAAAGCTATGTCGTCTTCTAAGCGTGGTTCGCTCATCTTCTTCCTCTTTCTCTTGTTGTCGTAGTGTAGCGCAGTCTCCCCCATTGGTGGGGTAACCTCGCCCTCTTTCTCTCCCTCACTCTCGCCCTCACCCGCACCCGCTGCCAGGCACCGGCAAGCCGTTAGCCAGAGAACACCGCGCCCCGACCCAACCGATCAGGGCGCGACATTCGCGCCGTCTAAAAGCTAGAAACACTCAGCCATTGACCCCCAACAAAAGCGACTTTCAACCCACCACAATTTGGTGGAAACTTGCCACAACAGCCAAGCCAAAACCGCAAAAACCGGAATTCCTCTCAGCGCAAAGCGCCCACGTCGGTTGAGTTTCATATTAAATCCACTCGTGGCGCAAGACATACCCGCGCCGATCTTCGGAAGGAAAGAGGACATAGGACAGAGAGTAGACAAGGTGGAAACCCATATCCATACCCGCACCACCAACGCGGATTACTCTTGAACCGTTTCTTTCCTTAAGAGTTCCTGTCTGCATCGCGTGGCTTGCGTACCAAGTAATATCCAAAATGCGCCCCTCGTGGGCGGTTAATAGGGTGATGTCTCTGCTCATACCGCTAGAAGAAACCCATTTAAGAGATGTCCACACCGTCGGGCGGTCTTGTTTAGCAAACACCTCGCGCAAAAAGTCTTGAGCCTCTTGCGTTTTCTTTTCTGCCTCTTGTTTTTTGGTCATTGTTTCCATTTTCTTGCCTCTTTCTAGTTGGTTTCTGACCTCGTCAGGCGCTGAGTAACAGCGCGACCCCTTGCGGGGTTTCGGTCTTAGTGCTGATAGCCACACTCACAATTTAGGGCGGGGTCTGTGAGTTGGTAAATGGTTTCCTCTGTGAATAGTTCCAACAATTTCCAAGTGTCGGCGGTGATGTTGTTATCGAAGTTTGGCAAATGCTTTGCGATTACATTGGAAAAGTCTTCAATAATTGCAAGGTGTAACTCTTCGCGTTGTTGTTGGTTCATCTGTTTTTGTCTCCTTCTAAATAGTCTCCGTTAAGGGTTACACGAACAGCGTCGGCACTTTCCCATTTCCAAAACTCACCGTCACATTTAGGGCAAGCACTGGAGAAAATTAAGCCGTCGTTTATCATTTCAATTTGTTGTGCGTCTTTTGTGTTCCAGTTACAAAGAACACAAGTCAATTCATCAAACATTCTTAACCTCTTTCGTAGCTCTGATTGGTTGGGTGAGCCACTAGGAAAAGGATAGCAGAAAAGATGAGGGTGTCTACCCTATTTGCAGAGATTTCTTTTATTTGCTTGAGGCTGTGGATACCAGGAAACGCGGTCGGGCGTGTCGCCGGTACTGCTTGGGTTCATTTGTTAGGCAGATCGGGTCAGCAATTCGGGGCAGTTGGGGTCATTACTTGCCAGCAGTTGGGGGCGATTGGTTGGTCGGTTGGCTGTTGGGTTGGTTACTTAATACAGCAACACTATGGGGTATATCCCGCCAGAAACAGAGTCAGCCCTCCAAAGATTTACAAACCAAACCCTTTACAGTACCGCGCCGAATGTCTAACCCTGCACAATACGGTCAGACTTAGGCAGACAGACCCCCCGTTGTTGAATCCTGTGACCTGTACCGTTATACCGGTAACAGTGGCTGCCTCTTACGAGGCCCCTAGGCCGAGTACTGACTTACCCCTCAGTTCGCTGTGGCTCCTTCGGGCGCTAAGCCCGAACTGCCCGGTACTTTTAGTAGGGTAAGTTCTATCTAAAATATTAGATCCGCTAAATTCCCCTCTGCCCGCTAAATGAATCGGGCTTTAATCTGTAGGAGGAATACGTGGCAGAGAACTCCGCCGACATCGCCAAGCGAATAATCCTCGGCGCTGTCGCAGAAGGTATGACCATTGAGGCAGCTACTGCCTCGGCTGGTAAGTCTATTAAGACTTATGAGTATTACCGCCGCACCGATAAGATATTTGCGGATAAGATTGATCGAACCCGCCTTGGTCTAAAGGACAAGCAGTTCCAGGGTGGCGACGTACACGATATTGATTTCGTGGAGTTCCGCGAGAAGTTCCTACACTCTCAGACTTTTCCACATCAGATAAATCTAATAGATGTAATCGAAGGTCGTGAACCTTCGTGGCTGCACCCCAGTATGAAATATGAACCGGGCCTTGCCGCCAACCGCGTTCTCATAAATATTCCACCAAACCACGCCAAGTCAATTACGGTCACCGTAGACTATGTGACGTGGCAGGTAGCCCGTAATCCGAACTTCCGTGTTCTGATTGTATCCCAGACGCAGCAACTAGCTGCTGACTTTCTCTACGCCATCAAGCAAAGACTGACACATCCAATGTACGCAGATCTGCAAAGTGCTTATGCTGCTGGCGTAGGGTTTAACTCTAAGTCTGCCTCTTGGCAGGCAACCCGCGTTACCTTTGGTGATGAACTCCGCGAGTCATCTGAAAAGGAT